TCTTGCTGCGTATGTAACTATATTTTGATTTGCCATGATTTATTTATTAAGCGTGTTGAATTGCTACGAAAGTATTTGCATTGTCCCCATCAATACTAAAATATCTCAGATATGCGGAACTGGTTCCCGGCATTGTAAATGTAGCAGAATTTTCGGATGAATTTGTTGCGGTACAACCGTGTGTAATTGTTCTTGTAGTTCCACCAGTGTTTGTTAACCAAACTTCAACAACTTTACCATAAACATAATTTGAAAGTGTGATGGTTAAGTCTGCGGTAAGTGTTGCTTTAATTAACGATGTTGTTGAAAAGTCAATTGTAAATGCTGTTTGGGCTCCAACTAAAACTGTTGGTGTATATATGAATCCTTTATCTGGTCTCACTGCACCCGTAAATTCAACAGAATCTCCATTGAATATTGCTATCTTGCTGAGTGTATTTGATCCTACAGGACAGTTCCAAAATTGAATCTGTGAACCGGTATTTGCATCAGTAAAGTTTTCTGCGGCAACAAAATCAATACGACCAACACCAAAAGTTTGATATTTGGTTGTTCCATATCCATTGCTAGATAAACGAGCTATTACATCATTAGCCTGTAGTGCTGATGGAGCACTTATCGTACCTCTTGCTGCACGACCAGCAAATACAACATACGAATTAGCACCATATGAATCAGTAACAACTCTAGATGGAACTCCATTCTTACCAGAAATGTGAATCATGTATCCATCATTTGATGGTGCTGCAGTATTTCCTGAAGCAGTAATTGTTAATGCTGCTTGTGTTGGGGAGAATAAACTATTAGCAAGAACCATCGTGCTATTGACTGTGACGGTACCTGTCATATAGGTATTAGCATTCATCGTCACATTACCAATTAATGTGCTTGTGCCATTAACAATCAGATTTCCTGTGCTGATTGGTCCCGAAGTTGATTGTATACCTTGAGCAATTAAGTTTCCTGTCAATTGTAGATCGCCAGCAAATATACCTGATGTATTTGCTAATGCATTATTTGCCTTATTAAATGCTGCACCAGCTAAATCAAGTCCAGAGTTTGCAGTTGTCCCCGCACTATTAGCAGCAAAGGAAGCCATGAATGCAAATGTATTTGCTGCTGCTATATTTGTATTCTGTGTAGTATTAATTGTACCTTCAGCATTAGCTTTACCATAGGCTGCTAGAGCTAAAGTATTTGTATTGGTAATATTAGTATTCTGATTATTATTAATAGTTTGTAGATATACAGTATTTGCTGCTGCTGAGTTTGCTGTTGCAAAAGCTTGTTGTGAAAAGCTTGCCGATTCTGCTGCTGTATTTTGAGATGTTCCATCAGCGAAAATAATAGGTTTCTTTGTCAATCTAAAACCAGTATCGTCAATCATTCTTGCAACTACATTTGCAGAGTTGAAACCACCAATGACAAACTCAATTTGTTTACCTGAAGTGATTGAACCTATCATTAGATTACCACCAGGTTGTCCAACACCATCACCAGCAACTACCACATATCCATCTAACGCACCAGTACCATAGTTTGAGTTATTAATACCAGTATCAATATAATATGTTGTATCTGTACCAACATCAGCGGTTGCAACATAATCTGCTGAACCATTTGCATTATTATTTTCAAAATTTATTTGAAGATAGCTTGCAGAATTTCCAGCAAACTGAGCAACAACATTTGGTAACACAACAGAATTATTCCCAACATTCAAAACATTATTCGCATAAAGTCTTTCTGCTAGTTGAGTTGCAGTAAATTTACCAGTAACACCTGATGGAATGTCAACCCCAACAAATAAGGTGTTTGAAGTGTTTGCATTTAATCCACCAGGAATACCTGGTAGTTGCGAAATCTTTACGGTACTCATTCTTTTATCCTATTAGAAGTATTTCGTCGTTTTCTGTTATTAGTGTTTCGCCTGACTCTGTAATCAGTTCTGGATAATATTGCAATCCTAATGGTCCATAGATAATCACTTGATATTGCTTACTGACATCACCACCTGCTGAGAAAGTTCTAGCAACACTTAGATTTGCACCAGCATTCGCCGTTACCGCAGATGAAAGAACAATATTACCTGTTTCATAATTAATTGAAGAAACTGTTCTTATTGCACCATTCACTCTAACTTGATCGCCGACAAATACGATGTCTTTTAGTGGATATGCAGTATTACTGTAAACACCGTTGTTGATAATGTCGTAGGTGCCAGTCAGTGATAATATATTTATTGTGGTACATGAAGAAACCGCAGAAATATTTGCAACATTTGGGAATGTCAGCCAAGTATTTGCGGCTATGGTAATGGTATTTGTTGCGGGATTTATAGATGTAATCTCAGAGTGAACGTTTGGTCCATTCGTTGTTTCTAAAGAGATCGTACTATTTGCAAAAATAAAGTTTGCAATGTTGACACCAGTACCCAAATTATAGAAACTAATTACATTACTGCTGAGGTTTGCAAAATCTGTTTTAATTACAGCATTAGAAGAAGCAGTATTGGTATAGAAATATAATGTACGTGCTTGGAATGCAGAATCAAGGATATGCAAATCTAAAGCATTATTTGATTTGAGTGCATATCTTCCACGAATTTTTGTTCCAGACGGATGAAGCAGATTAAGCAGAGTTTCTCTGTATTTTGCAATTTCTTTTTCTACAGTAATCTGATAAGTAAATTGATTATGATCTTCATCTTGTAGAATACTAAATGCACTGAGTTGACCTCTAGTGTCTAGATATTGTCCTTGACTGAATGTTAATCCATTTAAGAATGAAGTGTCGGCTTTTGCAGTTCCATCACCATACGTTTTAATACCGCCTGTAAATTGAGGACTTCCAGTAAAGAAATAATTTTCTGGATAATTAGTATTATCAATATCCAATACTAAATCTTGATTTGGTATTTTTAACTGTAAAGTTGAATTTGGTATTGAGCTATAATTATATACTCTGACTCTAAATTTCGCTGATGTCTCAATCAAGTTAGGTTCTACTACACTGAAAGAATCAACACGGGCAGTGTAGGTTGCAACATTTATATTAGCTCCTTGGAAAATTGTATTTCCTGATTGAACTAATAGATTAAAGTTTACATTTGAAACAATGATATCTTGAACTTTTAGAGAAGTTGATGGTGCAGAGACATAATCTTCGCCTGGATTTGTTAAGTTAATCGTAGTGATAGATCCAATACGATCAGTTGCTAGTGCAAATTCTGCTCCTTGTCCTAAAACACCATCAATGTATAAATTAGCACTAGTTCCACCAGATGATATTACATTCAGTGTAGGTAAAGCCTCGATTCGATATCCCATTCCTCCTTGAGGATAATTGCGATCACCAGGAACAAATGCTACTTCAGCAATCGCACCATTTGCAAATACTCGGGTTACGTTAGCGTATGCGCCGTAACCAGAACCACCAGTAAATGTAATCACATCGTTATTAGCATAACCTGTACCAGGATTTCTTATTTGTATTGGTGCTAATATTCCTAGTGAACCTAAGTTTCCAGGTGCTGGATTATAATCTGTTGGGTATGTTGAAACTGCTTGTACAGTAATTAGGTTCGCTGCACTAATTCCTCCGCCACCATTTACTACAGAAACAGAGCTTATAGGAAACGCAAAAAAGGATACTGTGTTTGAAAACGCATTTGCTAAAGTAGTATTCGCATTAGCAGTAGAGTTAATAAATGTGTATACTGCATTTCCTATAGGAACATTAGCAGAGAAATTAATACTATTTGGAATAACTAAACGTACATTAGCTACTAATCTTGCGGCAGGATTAAAGTTCGATACCTCTGCCGCAGCTCCTTGAGCATTCGTTAAAACAATGTTTGTATTACCGTTTGCGTTATAACCATATCCACCAGTCAATACACTAATTCTTTGTATTGATCCTAGTGTTACAGTACCAACTGATGCTGCCGCTCCGATTCCAGTGTTTGAATTCAACCCACCATAGAAAACAACTGGATCACCAGCTTTGTATAATTGTCCTCTGAAGTTTGGATTAATTCTTATCTGGCCAATTTGACCAATAATTTTAGCACGAAGTTCTTCACCACCAAATAAAACTGGTTGATTAAATGCATCAACAACTTTTGCAAATTCTCCTGATTCAAAAAGTCTAGAGATGTTTGATATGTAAACTTCTGTTTTTGCATTTGCTGTTACAGCATTTTCAATCGTAGCAATTGTCTTTGATGTTTCACCAAACAATCTAAGATTTTTTGTTGCAAGAAAGTTTGAATCATCGGAAGCTAAACGAACACTTTTCGCAACATACCAAGCACCATCAGATGCCTTAAGAACAGAATCATTTGTATTGAAATACTCAAAGTCGGAATCATAAAGTAATCTGAATAGAAAACTGTATGATGCTGGAGTTCCTTTTGATCTGTATAATTGACGAGCAATTTTTACTGCTTTTCTTTTGTCAATTAATGCATCTTCTGGAAAATATGGAAGAAAATCATTAACGAAATAATCGATAAACTCATCTGTTGTTTCATCAATATCTTTATAACTTAGTAGACTCTTTGAACGATCTAAAGCTTTTCCGTTCAATTCCATCCATTCATAATATGCTTGAAGAAATTCAACAAATTTAGAGTAGTCGGGATTGTCCCTGATGAACTCAGGGAGCTGCGACGGTACTAGTATCGAGGTCTTTTTATCTGTAGCCATTATGATGACTTAGCTGTTAAGTTTACAGTGATAGCATTAGGATCAAAAGGATCCACTGTGATTATTCTATTGTATGATGACGATATAATAGTAGAAACTGGAGTAGCACTAATGGTAAGTTGAGCCAAATCATTAGTGACATTAAGAGGATTAAACGATTCTAGTGTCACTAATCCTGTTTCATAATCAATAGTTCCTACTGTTTCTATTATAATCTTCACCCCACTTGAATTATAATAATATGTTTGTAGTGTGCCAAATTTTCCTTCAATATTTGCTATACCAACACCTAAGCTTCCTGTAGTGTCTCCTTCAGCAGGAGTAATAACCACAGTAGCACTGGTGTAGTTACTTCCTTTTGCAGTTACAGTTATTGATTTAATTGTACCATTAACATTGATTTGTGCAAACGCTGTTGCACCAGAACCATCACCATTGATAGTAACTATAGGAGCTTTTTGATAATTGATACCAGGATTTAAAATAGAAATAGATTCGACACCACCAGTTGCAGATGGAGTTTCTTCAATATAAACATTATTTAATATGTTCGAAGCATTTTCAGGATCTCTAAAATCCATAGCTGGAAAACTTGTCACACCACTTTGGAACATTCCTTTTTGAAGTTTTGTACCAAAGAATAGCTTATAGCTTGTTGGAACAGTCAATAAAGGATAAAACTTTTTCTGAACTCTCAATGACAATTCATTCGTTATAATAGAAGGATCAGAAGATTTAATTGCATCGTTTACGTCAGTAGCTAAGAATGTTGAATTGAAAGTATCTAATGATTCATCAGTTGAACTTATTATCGCAGCTTTTATTTTCTCTTTAATTTGTGCTGCTGTTAAGTTTGTTTTTCTTGGATCATAAAGAGCATTTGCTGTTATATTCAAATAAGTGTAATCTGGATCAACCAAAGTAGGCTGTACAGTGAGAACAGAAATTGGCTCAATAACTTCTTTTATAATTCTTTCTTTTTGTGTATCAGTAAATGTATATCCGCCTACAGGTTTAATCGCAACGAAAACTTGTCCGTACACAGGAGGATCATTCTCTTGTCCTCCCCAAACATTGACAGCATCAAAAGCATATCCTAATTGATTTTGTTGAATTAATGTAATATAATCATTTTTTGATACTGCACGATTTTGTGCTGAGTATGATTTTGATGCTTGAAACTTAATAGAATCAATACTTTCTTTTTCTCCACCATCTGTTGCTGCTGTAATTGAAGATATGGTCGTATTGGAAAAGCCTGTAAGCGAATCAAGTAAAATAAAACTATTAGCACCTGCTGCTGCGGTGCCATTAGTTGAAAGATAACTTACACGAATAATGTTTTCATCAATTAAGTTTTTACCTATAATACCATTACCAAAATATATTTCGTAGTTACCATTCAATCCTTCTTGCAAGAAATATACAGTGCTTGTTCCATCTAATAGTAATACGTCAGTTGCTTGTGTGTATACCGTGCTAAATGAGTTTGTTCCAGATTCTTCTACTGTGACTCTTAATGTTGTGGTATCTATTGTTTGATCTGGAATTTCAAATAACAATTCAGGATTTGATGTAGTGTCAACAACGAACGAGTAGTCTACTGGAGTTCCTTGTTTCAATGTCACATCAGTGAACTTTGCTTCACCCGAAACAACTGAAACTGTTTGTGCATCATCGTTTACAAAAATATAGTTAACACCATCAATTGCTTCCGAAACGAACTTTGTAAATTTTGGAAGAGTCAATAAGCTTGTCGTAACACCATATGATGTTAAATTGATTGTTGCAGCAGGTGCAATTGAAGATTTAGGAGTATAATTTAATAGTTTTGCTTGAGACACTACAGAGCTTCTTTGTAGTGCAGTATCAAGAAACATTTCATTTCCTACCATATTCAGATAATATGCATTGTATTGCGTGTTGTATGCAAGAATATCTAATAGAACTGAAAGACTCGAACCCGAAAAGTTGTAGTCTTTAAATGTGTCTTGACTCTTTAAAAACGTTATTAGACTTGATTTAATATCTGCAAAATCTAAATCTGCAAATTGTATGCTTGAATTTGCGGTAGCCAAAATTAATTCTCCCTAACTTTTTCGCACTTCCAACCTTTATAGTGCAAAGCTTTATTTTGAGCAACCAATGACATGGTGCCTTGATTTAATTTGTGTTTTTTGCAGAAAGATGATAGATTTTCTATCTTATATTCTACACCATTAGGATCATGTATTATCCATTTTTTCATATTTAATAAGGAATGTTTTGGTATCTTTCCTTTTTTTGTATTTGATATTTTTTCTTTTTGTTGCTGGGTCATTTTTTTGTTTTTATTCCAAGGACATTTTCCTTTTTTTGCTAAGGATAGTTTTTCTTTGATTGCATCATTCCATGATATATTTTTATTCCATGGTATTGCTCCAGACACGCCTTCTCCACCATCCGTTTTGTTTCTGAGTATTCCAGTATTAATATCTTTTCTTCCATACCAACGAATATAAAATCTTTCTAAGGCAAATGCCCCAATTTCTGTAAGATTAGATTCTATAATTAAAATTTTAGATTTATCTTTTGGAGGTACATGTCCTTTTCTTCTATCCCAAGCTCGTGAATTTTTACCTTTTCCAATATAATACGGTGTACTATCTTGTCTCAACCAAACATATACATAGAAACAAGTTTCCATTATCTTGACCTCTCAAGAAGTAGATTAATAGATGATGGTAATGTGTTATTTCCTACAAAGAATTGTAGCTCGACAAAGAAAGCATTCTGATCATCTAATGACAACACATTAACGTTAATTAGGTTGACTCTTGGTTCATAATTTGCAATGGTGTTCTTTATTTCTGTTTCCAGTGCCGAAGCTGTTATTACCGTCGCTGGCTCAAACAAATAACCATTAACATTCGAGCCTAAATCTGGCTGAAATGGTCTTTCATAAAAGTTTGTTAAAAGTAGATTTCGGACTGAACGAATTACTGCGGTATCATCATAACTCATTGAAACATCTTTGGTTATGGGATTCATCGCAAACGTTAAATCCAAATCTGAATATATTTTTTGTAGTGTGCTAGCCATCTTTTATTTATTCAGTCTCCAATGAACACAGTACCAGAACCTGTCTCAATTATGTCTGTACCTGCTGAGTTAATATCGAAGTGACTTCCTGTTCCAGCATCTCCAGTATCACAAGTGTCACCAATACGAGCAGCGCCTTGTGTCCCACGATTCAGATTAATTGTTCTACCATTCATTCTTATGTCACCAGAAACATCTATATCATAATCTCCATCTACTTTCATTTTGGCGTCTTTAACGACATATATTTGTGCATCACCTTGAATAGTGACACTGCATTGCCCTTGAATGTTGACGAAATCATCTCCTGCTACTATCTCATAGTTTTTACCTAATACTTTTGTGACTTTACTTCCATCAGGTCTCATTTCAACATAGGTACCTGTTCTGTGAGCAAGGTCAATTCTTTCAGCATTAGGAGTATCATCAAACTCAAGAACGTGACCAGATTCAGTTTCTTTTACATCATTGTATGGTGGCACAGCAGCATATGCAGAAGCAGGTTCACTCCATGCTCCTCCTGTTGCTGTTGGTACATTCTTAGTTAAACTATTGTTTCTTCTTCCTATAATTGTCTCTGATATTTTTTCGTTTCTGTATAACCTACTTGTCGTTGGCTCACCAGGATATCTTGGGTTTCTCTTTAAACTTCCGTCAATTGGCTTTGGTGCTTTTTGAAGTTGCTCATTTGTTCTTGGATCATTGAAACCTTTTTGAGGATTGTTTTCATATGCAACAGGAATAGCTGGCATAACACCAAGATACACTGGCACTTGACCCATAGGACCATCAAAGAAAAATCCAAACACCCAATCACCTTCAAGCGGTGTCTTTGATTCGTTTGAGGTGTTCGTCGGTAATACTGGTTGTGCCCAAGGCAAATCTGCTGTAGGTATTAAATTTTTATCTGCTGTGTGCCAACCAAAAATTCTAATTTGACAACGACACATATTTAATGGATCATTTCTACTTTCTACGACACCTATCCACCAAGTAAATCCATTCATTCCCGCAAAGACAGTTGTTTGATCCATTATTTCTTCACTCCCGCTACTGTATTCTTAATTATAGGTCTTTCATTATCAACTTGTAGATATGCTTGAGGCAAACTGTCTTTTACAATTTCAATGATTGTATTATATGCAGCAGTTTGAATAATGTGTCTTACCGCAGTCACTAGATATTTTCCAGAATAATATGGATCTAATTGTTTTGGATCGTTAGTAGAGGCAGGATCCTGTGATAATAAATCAAATTTGATTGTTGAACCTACGGTAACATTAGGATCACCAGAAATGTATAGTTTTGCTCTGGTGTAATTAGCAAGACTTATTTGTGATTTTCTCTGAGAAAAAAATGTTTCGACAAAAATATCTTTTGTGACTGAACCTGGTCTAGCTTTAATGTAATCTACTTTTTCCCAACCACTGTTCGTTCCTGATAATTTCAAACAACCTTGAGGTGCTTCATACAGAGCGTTACCAAATCTATTTTTTAGATTATTAACAATAGGATTTTTATTTAAAGATTTTGATTTGTTATGATAGTTAAGGTAATTAAAATCTGTTGTTTTATAGTTACGAAGAAGTGGGTCTATTGTAATCAATCTATTTGCAAAAGTACCAGAAGAAATTCCTTCAATTACATTAAAAGAATTTAATATCTCATATCCAAGAACATTGAACACTTCTTTGTCGATGTTTTTATCATAATTTTGCATACTAATATTCTTTGGACGATACTCGTATGTATGATACGGAGTTTTTTGAAACAAAGACTGTAATGATGCGAAATTATATCCTTTTGCATTTTCAAAGAAAAGCATATCTGCACCAATCTGTGTTGCTGACTGAGCATAAAGAGAAACCATATTAACGGCTTCAAACGGTTTCAAATTTGGAATTATAATACTGTAAACACCTTTTGTTTGTTCTATGTTTCTAGCATCATATTTGTTCTCTGGTACCTTTAAATAGGTAAGAAGAACATCATTGACAATCTGAGACACACTTTTACCATTGTATGATTTGCTTACCTTGTATTGTTCAGATAAAACTAATTCATCAGAGCAAAAGTTTATTATATAGTTATCAGCATCAAATCCTGTAGTTTTCTGTCTATTGCTTATATTGTATATTCTGAATATTTTGTCGATTCTTATATTAGGGTTTTCGTCTTTACCAAAAGCCATACGAATATATTCATTTCCATGCATACCCATTTTTTCAATCACACCCTGAGCATCACTTATTAAAATTTGACCAGACACCGAGTTACTGTAGATATCTTCAAAATAAGATAATTCTACTAGCATTGGTTTCAAGTCTAATGTATTAAATTGTCCAGACAAAATGTTTAAAGCTATCAGATTATAGTCTTTTGAATATCTGATTCCACTTGTTCTACTGTCTGTGGAGTAATCTCTATTTACTCCAACCGTAGTATTGTCTACTAATGTTGTTGTCATATTATGTGCTTAGTAATGATTTTAATCTTTCTTCCATTGGTCCAGCATATGTCCTATTAACAATATTCACTTCTCTTTTCGATTCATTAGTTTCTAGTTCATACTCGTAAATATCTTGTGTTTCTTTTGTCTCAGTTACCGTAACGTAACTCAATTCGTTAAAGTATTTTGTGGTTACTAGATTGAGTGGAAGATTAGCATACGTTTCTGCATCTACATTATACTTCATTGTAGTTTCTGTTTGTGAACCAGAATCATATGTATGTACAACTTTTTTGTAATACTTAATAGTTGACTTTGTATATGCAACAACTGTTTGATTGTTAGAATTTGCAGCATCATAATATTTGTTTTGAAGATACGCATCAAAATTTATGTTTGATAATGCAAGATCCCATTGCGGATCTATGATATCATTTCCATATAAGAATATCCAATATCTGTATGGGTTGTCATAATACTTAGATGCTATAATTTCTGGTGTGTCACCATCCTGCATAGTGTACTTATAGTAAAGAGCAGGATTATTTAATAAACTTGGAACTAAATTTACTCTAGCTAAAAGATTTGTTGATAGATTAACATTTCCTTTACCATCTGAAGTAATAAGTTTTGGAAAATTGCTGAAATATTTCATTGTTTTATCTCATTTGATCTTTAGCTGAAGAAGTGTTCATTCTAGTTCTATCAAGAATATCCATTTCTTTGAATGACAGAGTTAGTCTTGTTTGAACTGGTGCACCACCAGAATATGCTGCCCAACCATTTGGCGCATAATCTACTGAAATATCTTCCAACACACAATCACCAACCTTGTACAATCTATCATTTTCGACGCCAGCAGATGCAGAACCAAATCTACTAGCTAACACATTTCCTAATGGTACTCCAGGAATAATGCTATTTCCTGCTTTCTGTAGCACATTCGTCAAACTAGAAAACTGTCCAGTTTGAGCCACCATAAAACTCATATTGAATATTGATGGTGGAATAAAATACATACCATTTGTTTCTGTTTGAACTGTTGGTGCTGCTGCATAAATGAAAGAGTTTACAATTGCAGAAACTTGATCTGATTCTTCTTTTGTGCTAGGGGTAAAAAGAAATTCCATACTAAATGTTCTAAATCCCACACCTTTATAAATCAATTGAAGTTGTGGATTGATTGCTAATCCCATTGCTCTTAAACCAAGATCGGTTGTTTGCATTCCTGTTTTTGCATCTAGGGCTGACAGTGCAGCTTCAGCACCATAAGCATTTACATTTTTGGCTATACTATTTTTTAAATTATCACCTCCAACTCCACCTTTTTGTACATCTGCTGCTAATGAACCGACAGCTCCAGCAACTCTGTTCATTTTATTAGTTGCATCCATAATCGATAATTCGCTATATTCAGCACGATAGTTCATTGATAGAGTATCAGGCATATACAATGATATTGTCGTCGCTATTTGTTTTTTATCTGGCTTCAAATATGATTGTAAATTCTGCGCTATATCAGTACCTTTTGCAACCACCGCTTGAGCTTTTCCACCAACTTCTTCTTTTTTTGTCCCAGTTATTGAATCAATGGTTCCTACAACATCAAATTGTTTGGGGATTATATTAAATATAGTAAAATGCACCATGTGCATTCTTGAAGGATCATTACCCAAACTCGCAGGATATTTGTAATTAAAGGGAACATTTTTATTACCAAAGAGCCTGTCTAGAGGTCCTTTGAGAACTCCAGTTAACCCACCTGTGGATATACCGCCAATTTGATTTAAGAGAGCCATGGGTGTTAAATAGATAAGAGATTAATGAAAGTATTTATATGGCATACTCTGGACGATTTAACCCAACGAACCCACAAAAATACATAGGAGACTACAGGAATATCATCTACAGATCATCATGGGAATGTAGGGTGATGAACTGGCTCGATAAGAACCCTGATATTATGCAGTGGGGTTCTGAAGAACTTACTATACCATACAAATCTCCTGTGGATGGTAGATTTCATCGTTATTTTCCCGACTTTATCGTTAAAGTCAAGACGAGGGAAGGTAAAACAAAAACGATGATTATTGAAGTGAAACCTGACCGTGAGACAAAAGAACCTAAACCAAGAAAACGATTAACTAAACAATATCTACAAGAAGTTGCAACCTATGGTGTCAATCAAGCCAAATGGAAAGCAGCAGAAGAATATTGCTTAGATAGAGGTTGGGAGTTCAAAGTAATCACAGAAAAACATCTTGGCATCTAACATAAATATTCAATGGAATCTAAACTCACTCAATTAGCACAACAACGATCAATGCTTGACTATGAAATAATGTCAAAGCAAAGTATTCGTTGGTTTCAGGAACAAGTAAGGAATCTTCGTAATCCTGCTCAAATGTCAAGAGCAATTATTCGTGAACAGGAAAGAAAGCAATCGAGGGTCATATTAGGAAACTTATACTTCTTTGCTTACGATCCAAAGTACGCTGAGGTTTTGCCATACTATGATATATTTCCATTGGTATTGGTATTAAAAAGAATGCCAGATGGATTTTTAGGACTCAACTTTCATTATTTGCCACCTACTGTTCGTGGCATGTTAATGGACGCATTGATGCCACTTGCCATTACCGACGATGACGGAGAGGGCATAGAAAGGGTCAGAATTACGAACAAGACCTACGATATGCTGGCCTCATCCAGACGCTTCAGAGCCTTTCTACCCTGTCTGAAGCACTATCTTTATGATCACATGGCTACACGACCTTTGAAAGTATTTCCCAAAGAATGGGAATCTGCATTATTCTTGCCAGTAGAAAGATTCCAAAAGCAAAATAAGAATTCTGTATTTAAAGAATCCATGAGGAAGATAAGGAAAAAGTAAATGCCATCATTAAACGAATTTAAGGCAAGCTTCAAAACTGACTTAGCCAGACCAGCCAGATTTGATGTGGAAATTCCAGTTCCACTGAAGCTTGTGGCATATCTAAACACAGGAAGACAAATTAAATTAAGATGTGAAAATGCTGAACTGCCAAGCAAGACTCTGGCAACTACAGAAAGAAAGATTTACGGTCCAACAGAAAAGCTTCCATATCTCACAACATTTAATGATACAACAATGACCTTTATGGTAAGTGATGATATGAGTGAGAAAAAGTTGTTTGATGCTTGGATGAATTTAGTCAACCCAAAAACAACATACGATTTTAATTACAGAAAAGATTACATTACACCAATTACTGTAAATCAGTATAATGTAAGAAACCAACTTTCATACTCACTTACTCTGATTGATGCTTTTCCTATTTCTGTCAATCAATTGGACTTAGATTGGAGTAATGAAAATTCACATCATAAACTCTCTGTTACTTTTGCTTATTACACTTGGGAAAACAACTCTCTTGCAGCATTTGCAGAGGACCTTATCAATGCTGGAGTTGGAACTGCTGTTGATGCAGCAACAAGTGCATTAACGAAATACGCTGGTGGTACATCATTTAATCCTTCCAAAGGCAGCACATCAGGAAAGATTTATGATATGACTTCAATTGCTCAAGGATTTGCTAAATTTAAAGATTAATTCATCATAGGAGATTGTTATGGCTTTGCCAAAAATAGATACACCAATTTATGAACTTGATTTGCCGTTATCTGGAAAACACATCCGTTTCAGACCATTTCTAGTTAAAGAACAAAGAAACTTGTTGATGGCGTTAGAAGCAAATGATGCAGACAGTATTGAACAAAACATTCGTCAGGTATTACATAACTGCACATTGACTGAAGATATTGACATCGAAAAACTTCCTATTACTGATATTGAATACTACTTTTTAAATCTTCGTGCAAGATCAGTAGGTGAAGTTGCTGAAAACAAATACCGCTGCAACAATGAAGTTGAAGATAAAGAGTGCGGTAATATCATGGAAGTCAACATCAATCTGTTAGATATACAGGTAGAGAAACCTGAAGGAATATCAGACACGATCAAGCTGACAGAGAACATAACAGTCAAGCTGAAGTATCCAGAATTTTCTATTGTGAGAGAAACAAAAAATACAACTGATATTTCAGAGTTTGCATTGAAGATGATTGCCGATAGTATTGAATACATTCATGATGGTGAACAGTTCTATTATGCAAAAGAAGCAGACCCAAAAGAGTTACAAGAATTTGTTGATTCATTGAACCAACAGCAATTCAGTAGATTAGAAGAATTTTTCAATAACTTACCAAAGCTAGAAAAGACTGTTGACTTTACATGTAATAAGTGTGGTTACGAACATAAACTTGAGATTGAAGGACTCAACAATTTTTTCGTGTAAGTTTTCGTCATGATACATTGCAGAACTACTATAAGACTAACTTTGCTTTGATACAACACCACAAATATAGTCTTGCAGAAATTGAGAATATGCTGCCATGGGAAAGAGATGTTTATGTCAATATGCTAATTGGTTATTTGGAAGAAGAAAATGAAAAAATAAAACAAAAACAATCACAGAGAACAAGTAGATGAGTATATTAGGAAGTCTGTTAGGAACAAATTCTAACAGACCAGAACCATCAGAAACAATGCAGAACAATGCTGGAGGATTGATGAATAGATTCAATCCTCTTAATTTGGCTTCGGGAATGTTTGGCAAAAGAAAGCCTGGGGCTGCGGACAACTATGCTGGTTCATCTGATGGTATGAAAAAAGGATTGAAGAACAAAAAAGATCCTAGATTTGTTACCAAATCAATAACATCAGAAACACCTGTGCAGAAAGGTGATTCTGTTACTAACATTTCAGCAAAACTGTTTGCTTTGTTTAAAGGTTCTTTTGATAAAGAAAATAAAGAAGAAAAAATAAAAAAGAATTCTGAGAAGTCAATGGAAGCAGTTCGTGATAAAAGAAACAAAGAGTTGATTGCTGCTCTTACTGCTGAACCAAAAGGTTTGAAAAAAGAATCAAAAGATTTAAAGAAACAAAAAAAGGAAGTTCAAAAAGAAATACCAAAGCAACCTGCTGCACCTAAAGGTTCAACTTCAGGAGCCGCTGCACCTAAAGGTTCAACTTCAGGAGCCGCTGCACCTAAAGGTTCAACTTCAGGAGCCGCTGCACCTAAAGGCCCACCGGCCGCAACAACACCAAAATCATCAGTATCTCCAGCAGCACCTAAAGGTCCACCAGCTACTCCTCCAGTATCAGCAGCACCCGGCGTCGGAGCATCTACGGCAACAAGAATTGGTGCTGGTGCTGCTTTAGGTGTTACCTCTGCGGCATCATTTGCTTCTGGTCCTCTTGCAGAAAACATCGTTGCACACGAAAGCAAAGTTTCGTCTCCCATGAAAGGGAAAAAAACAAAATGGAAAAATAATACTGAATATAATGCCTATAATAAAGGAACAATAAAAAAAGGTGGTCGTGATGTTACTTTATCAGCAAGTTTTGACGCTAGTGGAGAATCTGATCATGATTTTTCTAAAATGACAATAGAGGAATATTTAGAAAGAGGTAAATTAAAGTCTGGAGATGAAAGGAAAGTATTTGCTGTAGGTAGATATCAAATAATTCCAATAACAATGGAATCTCTAGTTAAATCATTAAAGATAGATCCCAAAACCACATATTTAACACCCGAAATACAAGATTATCTTTTTATAGCAGGTTTAATTGGAACAAAAAGAAAAAAGGTAAAAGCCTACTTAGAAGGTGATCCAAAGGTCACAAGAGATGCTGCTATATTAGAGTTAGCTATGGAATTTGCGTCTATTGGTGTTCCATATGATATTACAGTTGGAAAAAGAGAAGTTAAAAAAGGACAATCATATTATGCTCAAAATACTGCTTCTGGAAAAGCATTAAATCCGCCAGAGGAGGTAGGAAAAGCTCTAGATGCACAGAGAAAGTTGACGGAACAGAAAAAAACTCCTGCTTCCGTTCCACAAAAAGGAGATAGCTTAAACAAAAAATCTTCAGAGTTAAAGGATTTAAAAGACCAAAGAGCCTCTGCAGGAGGAACTGTTATAGTAAATCAAAACAATAATGTAGTAGCCTCAGTAGACAACTCAAAAAATATGACAATGCCTAGATCAGACGCATCAACCTTTGCACGAGGAGCAGCAACGTAATGGCGACAATACAAGACTATAGAGAAGCCAGAAGAACCGGTCAAATCTCCCTTACGAATTTAATAGCAAGAAATATTGCTGAAGGAGAAGGATTTGGTTCTGTTGGTAAAGCAATATCACAAAAAATTAAAGCAAGAGGAACAAGAATCAAAGAAGCTTTTGATCCTTTGAACATTGCAAGTATGCTTGTAGGTAGAACAAAACTAGGTACTGCAATTCTTGGTAGAATGATGGGTAGAAGTGCAGAAGATATTCAATACTTTGCGAGAAAAGGTGCAGGTCGAGATGCAGCATATGATCCATTTTTTGCTAGAAGTCCTCGTTCATTACAACCAGTAAGACAGAATGAAAGCATGGCAGACATATATGCCAAACTTTATGCTTTGATTAAAAAACAAATTGAAGAAGAAAACAAGAGAAAAGAGGTTAACGAAAACTTCAGAGAAGAAAGAGAAATGGAAGATGAACGCCGACATAAACAACTGTTGATGGCGATTCGTGGTAAAGGAAAAGGAAAAGCAACACCAGTAAAAGAAGGTGGAGGTTTTTTTGATTTTGTGAGGGGAATGCTTTCTGATTTTAAAAATTTCGCAAAACAATTGAAAGACGGATTAGTTTGGTTATTTACTGCAATGAAACCAATAATTGATATGTTAGGAAAAGGATTAGTGGCAATATTGAAAGCATTGGTTGAAGGTGGTTCTTGGTTGCTGAGAGCATTATTGAGTCCTGTTGGAATGGCTGCTGCTATAGGCTCATTAATTATTGGTGCTTATATGGCATTGTCAGATGCAGAAATAAAAAGATTGAAAGAAGCTGGAGGAAAAGAAGCAGAAGAACTTGGTGGTGAAAGACAAACAGAGGAATATTTGGGTGCGGGTGATCCTGGTGCTCTTGGTAGTGCCATTATGGATGCTTCTGAAGGTAAAAAAACAAAGACGGATTTAATTAAAGAAGCGATAGAAAAGAAACAAAAAGTTATTGAAAAATTGATGAAGGAACAAGGATACGAAAAAACAGGAAAAGATAAAAATGGAGTATTCATTTTTCAAAATCCAAAAACAAAACAAAAACCACCATTAGAATTAATGGTAGAAACAAATTTCAGAGCTGATGAAATATTAGAAGGAAAAAAACCATCAGCAAAACCTGTTGATGAAGGTAGCTCATCACTTTCTGTTCCAAAAATATTTCAACCAGAACCTGAAGCGACGCCTTCAACTTCACCAGAAAAAAGTTCGGTAACTCCAGTTTCTTCGGTTGCCCCAGGTGCTGCTTCAGAAATGTCTGGAGGATCTACTTCTATCGCAACACCAGCACCATCATTACCTGCTACACCTCCTGTTGTTACCGTTACAGGACAAAATATGGAGTTAGAATCTGAGAGCATGTATTCTATGCAATCAGCACCTATGATATTCAATAAGAGTTCAACAAATGGAGTAAATTTAGGTGGTCAAGATTCTGGTACTGTAACTGGTGCTGCATCTGTTCGTGATGATACACTTGAAAATATCATAAACAAACTTCAACGTAGATCCTCTGTAATGTAAAAACCCCGCACTAGGCGGGGCTAAACAAGACCGTCTAGTCGGTTTAATCTTCTGCTGCAAGCTTTGCAAAGTAGTTCATGTCATCATCTTCATCTTCCTCGATTGAAGGTGCTTTCACTGGAGCTTTCTTTGCAACAGGCTTCTCATCAACTTCAGTTTCAAACATATGTGAACTATCTTCAACTGTAGTTCTTGGTGCAGCAGCACCTGCTAGACCTAGAACTTTATCCAATCGTGCTTTGATAGCATCATATGATTTAAACTTGCTAGGATCAATCAACTCTTTGAGAGAGTATTCTTGCTTCCATACTTTTTCAAGTGCATCGTCATCATCAAGTAGTGCAGCAGGTGTATCAAACTCACACTTGTCATAGTTTTGATAACCATCAACTTTACGAATCTTAACTTTGAAGTTAGCACCTTTCCACAAATCAAATGGGTTCATTGGCTTCTCATCTTCAAACTCAGGATGCATTGCACCATTGATTTTATCAAAGATGCTCTTACCATATTTGAATAGAAAAACTTTACCATTGTTTTCAGGATGCTTAGGATCTTCAACAATGTAAATGTTTGAAATGTAGGTTAGCTTACGCTTTTGATCACGGGCAATCTTTTTGTTTGCTTCGATGCCTGAGTTCCACAATTGTGTATTGTGTTCACAAACAGGACACTTTTCATTGAGTGTAGTACGGCAGTCATCAATTAGCCAACCACCAGGACCTTGAAAGCCATGACGGAACATTTTGACCCATGGGAGTCCATCTTCATCTTGTGGTGGTTCTGGAAGAAAACGAATGACTGCATAGCCATTACCAGACTTATCTAGTTCAGGTTTCCAGTAATGATCGTCGTCGGAATTTGATTCTGAAGAAGTGTTGACTGCTTCTAGTGCTTTGGTGAGTTTGTCAAGGTTAGACGAACTCTTTTTGAGTTTTGAAAAATCCATATTATCTCCTAGTATAAACGTAGTATAAACGACTTGTCCACATACATCTCATTATATCATAGTATTTAGTCAAATAGCAAGAGCATCCAGTATCAATCTCTTAGTATTGCCTAAATCTCTATGTAATATACCGATACCACCATTGTCAATGAAACCTTCTATAACATAGTCAGTATCATCAACAAGAATGGTATTGGCACCTCTGGCATAAGTACCTTTCAATCTGCTACCTGGAATAATGTTTTGCTTGTACTTAATGCCATGATCTTGTAACCACTTCTGTTTTTGCTCTGTTACTTCTTTGTGATATTTGGGTCCACCACTTGAACTTAGAATTTCAATATTGATGTTAGGAATAGAATCAACAAACTCTAG